GCTAGGAGGCTGGAAGCCATCTTCAAAAGATGCTAACTGAGTTTTACGCTCAGCTGCATCACAACGATTAATCTGATAAATAATCTTGTCGTTAAAGGTTGAATCCGGAACCGAATTCATTGCTTCTTCTAGCCGTGCATAATCACCTGCTGGGACACTAACAACGTAGTAACCCAAATGGTATCTAATGCGGCTTTTATTAAATTCTGATAGCTGCACAGCGCACCGTCATTATTTGTTTATTATAATCTGCACAAATAAAGAAAGCCCCGAAGGGCTTTTTATCAAATACGAATTAAATCAGCTGCAAATACTGAATCCCAATCAACACGAGGAATTTGCCTTAATTGCTCTAGACTGTTGAATCTTTCGCCTGACAAAGAAAGTTGTAACTCCTTAATATCTTTAGCAGTTTTAAGGCCAACTCCTTTAATGTGATCAGCAATCATTTGAGCGGTAGCACCATTGATATTCAGTCGAGTATCAGTTGGAAACTTACGTGGCTCATCTCCTTTTGCAACATCTTTAACTTGAAGTGTTTTAACTTTTTTTGTTGCTTCAGGATCCTCAATAATTTCAGTTTTATATACAGTAAAGATACGTCCGTCTTGGTCTTCAACCATTAACCAATCACCGTCGTCCCATTCTGTAACAACTTTAATTCTTGCCTTGGTTTTCTTGTGCTGATAGAGCATAGGGACCAGCTATTTATTCACTGGTCCCATACTACTCTAATTAACTATCAATAGCTATTGATAATCAGGAGATAACCTTGTAAGGAAGGTATTGCTCCATATCGTCATATTCAACTGCCACGTCAGGGCGGATGTAACAGACTTCACACAGGATGTAACCGAAACGACCGGCTTCCTTGTCAGCATCGGAGATAGCCCAACCACCATTCAGAGAAGTGGAATTAGTAGCTGCCTTGGAGTAGACGCGGAACTCTTGGTCTGCGGTGTAAGGCTTGTACAGCATTGCTGCCGTCAGAGTGGTAGCAGTCTGGAAAGGATTGGTACCCAAACCACCGGTGCCGGCTGCAATAGAATTAGAACCAGCGGTGAGGTTTGCACCTTCGACAACGCCTGAGAAGCTGACAGGAGCGGAGGCGGTACCAGGACCGAAACCAATCACCTGAGCAGCACCAGAAGTGGTCAGACCGTTTTCTGCAACACGACCATCACCCCAGCCTTTGGCTACGGAAATAGCAGTGCGATAGACGTAGGCAGGGCGCTCAGTGTCAGCGGTCACCACCAAACCGGTGATGTCGGTGCGGGTGTCATCATTCTTGTAAGGGGAAGGAATGGTGACATAGCCACGCAGTTGATAAAACTGCCAACCGGGGTTAGCCAACACAGAAGTGGGGCCTGCCACGGAGGCATCATTGGAGTCACTGTAGTTGGTATCAATATTCTTGTACCAACCATTCAGGGGCTCGGTCATGTCCCCCGGATAGATTTTCTTAGCAGATAAGTATGCCATCGATTGTATTCTCGTTTATGGTTTACGTTTTAAACTAATCAGACAACGCCATCGTCAGAGACGAAGCTGAAAGCGGTGGTAATAAAGTCTTTGTTCAGAACTTCGAAACCAGCGTACAGTTGCCAAATAAGAATGATGAACCGGCTAAAGTCATCGTTGTTATTGATAAGCACCTGAGCGTTCGGGCCACCAATACCAACACCAACAGCTTGAGGACCAAAGAAGAAACCTTGGGCAACTTCTTCAGAAGCATAAGTGCTGTTATCGAAGGTTGCGGTAACGTTCTTGGTCGGGAAGTTGGTTGACTCGAAGAACTTAACGCCTTCAAACTGAACGCCAGTCGGCATCACAGGCTCACCAGCCAGGAAGTAGCCCTGACCAGCTTGGGGACCCATGTAGAAGCTGGTGTTGTTAGGCATCATGGGGTTAGCCATGTACATGCCTTGACCAGGGTTGCCGCTGTAGCGGGCAATCTCACGGAAGTCATCATCACGACGCAGATGCATCATGAAAACAGGATCGCAGATGCAACGATACAAACCATCAGCGAAGGTCGGCACGTTGCGCTTACGCAGATCCTTAACGACTTCGAGAAGGTCAGTGCGAACAGAGAACTGTTGAACTTGTGCAGTGTATTCAGCGGTGGTATAAGCTACGCGTCCTTGGGAGTCTTTAGCTTTATCACCAGCAAAATAGTAACCGCCTTGGGTGGATGAAGCTTGGCCTTGAGCCTCAGCTTTAGCGAGTTCATCAATGAACACGCGGTCACGCCAACGGCGGTAGTCATCCAACAGCGTCAAGCTGCCGATTGACTGGTGGAACATGTTCAGATTGCCGGTGTCCAGCAGCAAACGCTGGGCAGTGACCAGAGTCTCGCGTGCAATCTTGAAGGTTGAAGGCTGGGTCGGATCACTCGGATCCGCAGGACCTGTATATTCCTTCAGCACAACAAGCACCTTCTCCTTGGTGATGTTGCGGCTGTTAGCAGTACCAATAGTCTGGTCAGACACCCGCTCACGGGAGTCCTTGGTACCAGGGGTACCCCAGAACTTATAACGATCAAGCTGAACAGTTTGGCCGGGCTGGGAGGTAAAGTCGTGGACGACCACGGGCTCCACAGCCATTTCGCAAATATATGCGGGGTGCGGACGGTAAAGCTCCGCGCCTAAAATTTTAGGAAAGTCGTTGTCTAAAAACACTTTCTTTTATCCTCCAGTGTCTCGGGTAAAATTTTGTCGGGACGAAAGATTAGAACTAGAGTTCTATCTAAATAAAATTTTAGCAGTCTTAAATATATTGAGTGTTAATCAATACATTGGCATGTAGCCACCACCTTGCATACTCATACGTGAGTTAGTGGTATTACTTGAACCAGGTGATTCGGGATCAATACCAAGGCCAGCCATGTTACCAATGTTGGCAACGCCGCCACCAATTTGACCACCAAAACCACCAGCACCAAGCATTAAACCAGTACCATAAACAGCACCTCTGTACGGCGCTGTATCTTGATAGATGCTTGCTGCAGTAAGCATCTCATTTTCTGCAGCTTTAATCTGAGCTGGAGTTAGTTTTTCTCCTGCAGCTTTTACTTTGGGATCAGAACTTAAATCAGTAATTGCTTGTAAAGCTCTTTCTCCGGCTGCTTCTCTCCCATAGCGTTTAACTATGGCAGGGGCTGACCTAGCGGCTAAAGCACCCAAGGCACCTGCACCTAAAGCTTCTAATCCCATGCGAGCAGGGGATTCATATTCAGCTTGTCCAGAAGCAACGTTGCCCAAAGTGGCTAAACCGGCGGCCCCAAGACCGCCAGTTGCCATCAGTGCTCCAGGTTTTTCTAGCAAGTCTTTTGCGTATCTACCTGCAAGCTGTCTCATGAATCACTCCATAACAAACAGTTTGTTAGCCATCGTCTGAGGAGACGCTTGGTTGATCACACGCCAAGCTTGGGTGGGATCAATTTCCATTTGCTGTTTAAAGGAACCCCAGAAATCTTGGGGAGCCTGAGGAGCCTGGGCCTGAGGGGGAGCGGGCAAGCCAGCAATCTGCTGACCTGTAATTTGCTGAGTCGGATAACCGGGGGTTTCCAGTTCAGCTTCGTTTTCGTACACCGGGCAAGGACCTTCAGGACCGAAATACTCCAGTGTGTAATCAGACAGAACGTCAGGGTTGGTCAGGATCTCGTTGTAAGCCAGGTTTTCGCGGTGCTCGTTGACAGCGAAATCGGCATAACCCATCATAGTATCGGTAGCTTCATGGCCCCAGGCCACTGCGCTATCGAGCATTTCCTCAAGATTGAGGGCGTACTGATTCAGAATGGCGGGTGCTTCAGTGCCATAGTTGGCGACTACGTAACGGCTCTCAGGACTCCATTCCAGCAGATTCGCCACGTCCTCTAAGGAGTTGATCGAGGAAGTTTGGGAAGAGCTGGGCGATGAGGTCTGGCTTGTTTGCCAAGTCTGCTGAGCCGATTGTGCCAAGGTCGGATCCAGGACCGGAGCCTGTGAGCCCCAGTTTGCCTGGGAATACTGAGTCGGAGCCTGAACCGGGGCCTGTGATGGTTGACCCTGGAACGGGGATTGCACCGGGCTGCCCAGTAGATTCACCACCTTGTTGAATGCCGATTCCCACGGATTCCCCTGAGTCGGTGCCTGGGATTGGGGGGCGAATTGAGACGGGCTCGATTGGTAACTGGTAGTTCCCTGAGGAGCCGTCTGAGGTACTGCCTGGGGGAAGTACGTCCCCACTGGTGCCTGGGTCTGTGGGGCTGCCGGAGCCGGAGCTGCCGGTGCTGCCGCCACGTAATTGCTTGGTGCCACTGACTGGGGGTTCGTCTGTGGGATCGATTGGACGGTAGCGTCCTGCATAACTCATCTCCTTTTGTAACGCTTCAAGAGTTCGATACAGATAGGGGGTTAAATCCAATCTCGGGTCAGCTGCCATAGGCAAATCTG